CTGAAGCCGCTGGTGAAGACGAGAAGCAGTACTGATCGAAAGGGCCTCGTGCCCTTTCTCTAAGGAGCAACAATGAAATTTTCCAAAGTGTACGGCAAGAACACTCGCGGCAAGACGTATCCTGAGCAATCAGCACGTCAGGCACTGCGTGGTTCGCGCCGCGCTCAGGGCGGTCCCGGCATTACCGAAGGCCAGAACCCTGTAGCAAAGGAGGTCTGATGGCACTCAAGTTCCTGAAAGACTTCAAGAAGGCTGTCGCCAAGCTAGACTCAGTCGGCGTTGGCATCAAGACCGTCGAAGAGTGGCTGAGCACGGGCAACTACGCCCTGAACCGCGCCCTCTCCGGCGACTACCTCAAGGGCGTTCCCCTCGGTCGCATCACGCTCTTCGCTGGTCCATCTGGATCAGGCAAGTCGTTCATCGCCTCGAACATCGCGCTTCAAGCACAGAAGCAGGGTTACCACATCCTGTTCCTGGACTCTGAGCACGCAATCGACGTGGACTACCTGCAGAAGATCGGTGTTGACGTGTCTGAAGAAGCTCTCACGTACCTCTCTGTCGCCACGATCGAAGACGTGAACGGCATCCTGTCCGAGTACTTCACTGGCTACCAGAAGGAGTACGGCAAGGACAACATGGACGCCCAGAAGACGCTCATCGTCATCGACTCGCTCGCCATGCTCTCGTCCTCCACTGAAATGGAGAACTACGACAAGGGCGTCATCAAGGGCGACCAAGGTCAGCTCGCTAAGCGCCGCAAGGCCATGCTGCGACTGGCAGTGGGCAAGCTCGGTCGTCTGCCGATTAAGCTCCTCATCACCGACCACGTGTATCCTCAGGACATCATGATGGGCGATGGTGCATGGGCCATCACGAACTCCACCAAGTTCTCCTCCTCGATCATCGGCATCATCACGAAGCTGAAGCTCAAGGAAGAAGGCGAGGTCACCGGTGTTCGCATGCGCTTCGAGACCTACAAGTCCCGCTTCGCAAAGCTTGGCACGAAGGTCGAGCTCGAGGTTCCGTACAATCGAGGCATGTCCTCGACGTCGGGTCTGCTCGAGTTGCTGGAAGCCGATGGCGTCATCAAGAAGGGCACGCAGCCTGGTGAGAAGCTGATGTGGGTCGCTGAAGTGAATGGCGAACACATTAAGTTCAAGGAGAAGGACTTCAACGATGAGATCGCGTTGAAGCTGCTGAAGCATCCTGCCTGCAAGCCAATGCTCGCGCGCGGCGAACCCGAAGTCGATCTTGAAGCACTCGACGATGTTGTCGACCAAGACGAAAAGGAAATGGCATGACCGAATCCAAGATCACCATCCAGCTTGTACACGGCGGCTTCGTGCTGACGACTCCTGACGACGCTGGCCTCAGCAAGTTTGGCGTTGAAGCGTCAGCCAAGGCCGGCCTGAAGACGGAAGTCTTCACGTCTCAAGGCAAGCTGATGAAGGCACTGCGTCAAGCGATTGACGAAAACAGCCTGCTCGTGAAGAGCAAGGCAGCCGACTCGGAAGAGTAATCCAAGAGGGGCTTCGCGCCCCTCTCTTTCCATGAACATCACCCTATCTGCTAGGTCCAAGATCCTCACGCTCTTGGATGATGGCAAGGCATTTCGCATCCAGGCTTCTGGCAGCGGATCAGCTGGCGCACACGTGGACCTGATTCCTAACGAGAGTGTAACAGCTCAAGATAGTACAATATCAACTGTGCCGCTGGTTATTGCCGACATCACGACAGTCACTCTTCTAGCTGGTCAGTCTGTAGACTTTGACTACCTCACTGGAGAGTTCATCATTTCAAATCGAGGACAAGAATAATGGCAAAGCCAACGTTCGCAATTTCTCTCACCTTCGTCACCAAGGCGAAGGACTACGACGCAGCGCATGAGCTGGCCGAGCGCATCGGCAGCTATGTGGTTGCCGACAAGATGGCATCCGAGTTCAGCACGATCGACGTCGAACTCATCGATGAAGATGAGGACTCAATCGAGGAACTCAACTTCGACGGAGATGACGAGTGAGCTTTCTCCTCACGCTTGAAGAGGACAAGCTGGGAGACCAACTCCCAGCTATCTTCGAGAACTATGAACGGCACGTCAAGAATGCCGAGCCTCTCTTCGAGCTGGAAGGAATGCACCTCGAGGTTGTCATGCGCAACCTCCCCTACCACCAGCGCGAGTACTCGCTGCGTGCTGCTGAGATGAAGCAAGTTGTCAAGTGGCTTGAGAACTACAAGAACAAGATCGAGTCGCGTCTGACAAAGAACTACGCGCAAGGACAGCGAGCCCTTCCTGCTCGTGAGGCCACCACCTACATCAACGGTGAGAAGGACATGGTCGAGCTCAATCAACTGATCATTGAGGCGACCCTCATTTACCAAAACCTAGACGACATTGTCGAGTGCTTCAAGCAGATGGGCTGGATGTGCGGCAACATCACGAAGCTTCGAGTCGCCGAACTACAGGACGTAGAACTATGACAGACCAAGACATCATCAACCTCATCGACTCCCGGGTTCAAAAGATGGAGACCGAGTTCAGTCAAGGTATTGACCAACTCGTCAACGACCTTGACACGTGCTTGACCGAGCACCTTACCAATGTTGTCCACAGCGTAGATGGCAAGACTGGGCATGTCTCACTGGGTTCGAACTACCTCCCGTTGTCAGGTGGCACGATGACTGGAAACCTCAACGTGGATGGTGACGTAAACGTCAGCGGCAACGTCACCCTCTATGCACCTGTTATCTCGCAGGCAAGCGGCACGGTTTGGCCGCAGAACTCTTCAACAGCTGGACAAACGAACGGGCCTACCGCTGGCCCGACAACTGGTCCGCTGCCAGGCAACTCGATTCCTCCGATTCATGGTGGCTACCCAGCGGTTGGCACCGTCGTCTCAGGCGGTAGCATCGGCATCGGCTCAGTGAACACTACCGTTACACCAGCCGCCGCTGGTGCCATGTACCCGCCAGCCGGCTACTCCAACACCATGACTGTCACCAGCTCGATCTACGTGGGAGACGATGAGCTCATGGAGGAAGATGTTCCGTACTCCATGGACCCTGAGCTTCCACCTCTCGTCATCGACTCCATGACCGAAGACGGCACGCGCATCGACCTCGTCCTGACTCCGGACTACAGCGCTCCCGCCATGGATCTCTTCAAGATCATGGTCGCAGTTGCCAGCTACGCAGACCAGTCGTCGTTCAACTTCTACCTGTACGTCAAGAAGCACAACCTCGAGCGTCACTTCAAGTTTGAAGAGGTGCTGTGAGCAAGGTCTGCAACATCACTGTTCGCGACGAGGTCTTCTGTAACGTCTTGGGGCTCACACCCCCTGACGCCCAGTTCCTGAGCAACAAGTTCGCCTTGATGGTGGAGGGGGCGTTCTTCATGCCTCTCTACAAGCTCGGCCGCTGGGACGGGAAGGTGCGCTTCTTCGAGGAGAAGACAGGCAAGATCTACCACCGCCTGCTCGATGATGTTGTGCCGTACCTGGAATCCTGGGGCTACGACATCAATCTCGTGGACACCCGAGCTCCAGTGAAGCAGATCACGGAGCGAATGGACAAGGACTGGTTCATTCGCAAGCAGCCCGAGATGGCACTGCGTGTTGAGCTTCGCGACTACCAGGTGGAGGCAGTCAACTGCTGCTTGAACGCGCAGTCGGGCTTCGTGCTTGCTGCAACGGGTTCAGGCAAGACCTGGATGGTGGCGGCCCTGTGCGACATCATGAACCGCGCAGACATCAAGACCCTTGTGATCGTTCCGTCTGATGACCTCGTGGTCCAGACTGCTGCGACCCTTCGTCTCGGTCTGCTCGACGTTGGCATCTACTCAGGCTCAACGAAGGACATCTACCACGAGACCGTCATCGCCACGTGGCAGGCGCTGCAGAACAACCCGTCGCTGATGAACGAGTTCAAGTGCGTCATCGTCGACGAGGCTCATGGTGCCAAGGCCAAGGTTGTTGGTGACCTCATCAACGTCCACGGCAAGGCCATCGCCTACCGTTTCGGCTTCACTGGCACCATGCCGAAGCCGGAAATCGACAAGATGACGTTGAAAGGATCCATCGGTGAAACACTCTTCTCAATCACAGCAGCCGAGCTCATGGAACGCGGGTACCTCGCGCAACTTGAGATTGAACCAGTGGAGATTGAAGACGACGTCGACGAAGAGTTTCCTGACTACTCGTCTGAGAAGGCCTTCCTCAACCGCTCCCCAGACCGGCTTGACTTCCTCGCTGACCTCATCATCGCGAAGGCAGCTCAGTACGGAAATACTCTGGTCCTGGTCAACTCGGTCAAGCAAGGTAAGGAGCTACAGAAGCTCATCAAGGACTCCGTCTTCCTTTACGGCGCGGATGACACGGATGTTCGGGCTGAATGGTACTCCATGTTTGAGAAGCGTGATGACCTCATTGTCATCGCTACCTTCGGCATTGCTTCAACGGGTATCTCGATCGATCGAATCTTTTGTGAAATCATGATCGACGCC